AGTAAATGTGTTTTCTGTATTGGTAGCTGACACCAGATCCCAATCCAGTACTCCGAGCAAATTGTCAATTTTCTGATCAACTACAGTAGCTTCCATTAAACCATCGTCAAATGGCAGCTCAGTAAACCAGGCAGGCAATCGTTGTTCGTCTGTGGGATAACCAATTGACGTCCACCCTAGTGCATTGCTCTTGAGTTTGCACACAATAGTTTTCATACCATCCACAATCTGCATTGAGTAATTGTCGCTGTTCATTCTACGCATGTTGTTCCAGTTCATAGCAGCTCGCACATGCCCGGGCATGTTGGCTTTGCCTTGTTCTGCTTCAGCAGCACCATACTTGGTCAAGTTGTTCACACGCTTGGGACTACCTTTCTCCCAACCCGGTCGCTCCATAAACTCATACTTGAATTTACGAATGTGTTCAATCACATCATCACGCTGGACACCACTTAGAATCTTATTTAGAATTTCTAGCAAGAAGTCCTGAATAACCTTGGGTGTATCGCTGCGTTTTAAATCAAGCCCAGTTGCTTTGGTCTTACCAATTTTGCCATCGACATCCAGTCGTTTGCCTTCAAGATCAATGATGTTGACTGCATATCGCTTCTTGGTAATAAACAAGCTGCGATCTGCTACCATTTCTCGACCACACTTGATCAAAGCACCCATGTCGCGTGGGCAATGAAATGCTCGTTCCATAAAGCCCGGGAATGACTCATTAACTTGGTCAGCAATGTTGTCATACAGTGCAATGCAAGTTTCCTTGCTCCATTCCATTCGACCCTCTTGTACTTCTTTTTCCAGTACCGACCATGCACTAAAGTAACACGAGTCTGTGTCACCGTAAATTACAGCCTTGCCCACGTGGTCATATTCACCAGTGATACATTCGTTGATGTATGCGTCCATGTGTTTGGCAATTGCCCGGCCTGTCAGCGTAGTACTTTGTCCAATGCGCTTGTCAAAGAATCTGCAACCAGGATTCAAAATTGCACCATACAAACTGTTCAAGTTAATTTTCTTGACCAGTTGTCGCTTGTCCCAGAACGCAATGTCTTTGGGATCTGTGGCCAGTTTCTTCTTGGCCTGCATGTCTTTACGCTCACTATACCAACGTTCCAGCAACCCCGGGATGATACCCTTCTTCTCGTAGGTAAGGATAGTACCATTTGCGCTTAGAATCCAAGGCTGATGACTGTCAAACACAATCTTCCAGATCTCTGCTGCACTGTGGGTGCTTTCGGAACCATCTTGCCAGTCCACAGTGATCTGTGTACCCACTTCAGTATTCATCACACTGGTGTACTCAAGACTGCCAAACAAGCCCTCCCATGCATCCGCAAACTTGCCGCCGTTCTTGGCCATCTTTTCTTTGATGTACTTGTCGGTCATTACTGGACGTAGTTGTGCAACCACAGTTTCTGGTCCCATGTTCATGGCACGAATTGCCGACGGATACAGGCTGTTAATGTCAACAGATCCTACCCATTCGTGCATGCCCTTTCGAGGATACGCAACATACGCACCGGCAGCTTGGTTGTCAATACTTTCGTCTCTGTGCTGACGATTTGGTACAACCATGCCACGTTCATGTGCTTCGTTGATAATAGCTTGTTCAGTCACCGCAACCGCACCCATAGTGGTCTGCAACAACACAGTGTTGGCGTGTGCTAGTTCGCTGGCTAGTTCTAGAAAACGCAGCTTCTTGTCCAGTTTGTCCAACAGTGCAGTATCCTGTCTGTTGTATTCAATAAAGGTTTTAAAGTGCTGATTGTACAACTGATCCAGTGTGCCTTCGAACTGTGTTTTGCGTTCACCAAGCTCGTATTCGGCAATAGCATCCAGACTGTAGCTGTGCCGTTCTTCGTAAGTGTACTTGCGATACAACTGCATATAGTCCATGTGTACACGACCCACAAGATCGAATGTTTCTTTTTCTGCACCAAATCGTTCAAATATTCGCTTCTTGGGAAATTGTCCCCACAAGCAGAACTTGCGTGTGTCATCCTTGCTGAGAATTCTAGTACAACGATTTATGGTGTACGGAATATCATAACCCTCTGAGTTCCAGCCACTTAGCACATCAGCTTCTTGAATCAAGTCCAAGAACATCTTGATCATGTCCTCTTCTCGCTCAAACAAGAATGTGTTGTCAAACTCAGCTACCATTTCTTGAGCAGTGGCCATGCTCAAGTGTTTGGGGGGCACAGCCAAGGTAACCAGTTGATCCAACCAGTTCAAGTAAACTGATATAGCAGTGATTGGATTGAACGGATCTTCAACTGGACTGAATCCGCGAACTTTGTCAAAGTCCACCTCAATGTCAAAGAACGCTGTGTACAGTTCAGGAGCGTCTTGGTCCTTGTAGTTTTCTTCTAGGCATCTAAAAATAGGATTGATGTCTGACTCGTACAGTTGCTTGCCCGAGTGCATGCGAACTTCTTTGCGAAACTCTTTGTTGTTGCGTGTGCTGAATCTGCTGACAGGTGTGTCATAGATACTGCGGAACTTGCCACGTGCATCATCATAGTAGAAGATGTAGTTGGCAGGATATTCTTTATAGACTCGAATGCCGTTGCGGCGTTCTACCACATGAATTCGATCGTGCTCACGATCATAAAGTGCGTCAATATAACTCATTGTTCTCCGTTTGTGGCCGGTAAGCCGTGATTCATGCTCGTAACGTGAGCGGCCCGCTGTTCAAGACAGTACTTATAGTGTTTTGCCAACAGTTTCAAGAATTGTTTCCAACAATTCGTGATCTTGTTTGGCTTTGCCAAATTCAGCTTTGTGTGCTAGCTTGATAGCTTTTTTCAGCACGCCAGGCTTGATTTCAAGTTCTTCTGCAATGGCCTTGATGGTGTCATTGAGGCCGCCTGTGAGTGTTTCAATCTCCTGGGTCACTTGCATGCCCTCGTTGATAATTTGTGTCAGTTTGATCTTTTGATCGCCGTTGAATGTTTTTTGCTGTGTCATAGAAATCTCCTAAAGTAGTCAGTTAGTATAACTGTTACTGTAGGAGAAGTCAATATGTATATGCTCACTTTCAGGATTCTGAGTAGCGAATTCAGCCGTCCCGCGCCAGCAGCCGGCGCACACTTGATTCAGTAACGAGTACTGGTCCTAAGGTAGTGTGTTTATGATATCCTGCGGTGATAAATTCGGGTTGCCTGTTCCATTAATCGGTCACGATTGAAAAACATAGCTTCGCTCATGTACTTGTTGCCTTGTTTGGCAAACTCACGATCGATAAATGCTTTGACTTTGGCTAGATCATCTTTGGTCTGCACAGTCTTCAACATGTCAGAGGCCTTGACAGCAATGTCTTTGACTGCAATTCTTTCAGCATTGGTCAACTCGGGTGCTGCGTCAGTCGCAGCAGGCGCCACTTCGGGTGCATCAAACGTACCAGCTGGAGCATTTTGCATAATTTGTGCATACAATGGATCAGTGGGTTTGATTGTTTGTCCACCGATAGATATAGGTTCAGATGTTGTGGGTGTTGGGGCAGCAGGCGCTGTCGCAAGAGGCTCAACTTTTGCCGGTGTTGACGTTAGACTAGGCACAGTTGGAGTACTTGCAGGAGCAGCAACAGGTGCCGCTGCGTTTGGATTGCCTGGTTTGGCTACATTTGTACTGGATACTGGTGCATTGGCCATTGTGTTGGCAGGCGCAGGGCCGCCTAACTGTTGAGCCATTGCACCAAATGCGCTAGCGCCAGGCGTAGCAGCAATCGCTTTGTCATCCATCTCATCTTGTGCCGCTTGTGCAGCGGCTGCTTGTTTTTCTTTTCTAATTTTTTCTGCTTCTGCTGCTGGATCAACCGTTGCTGGTTGAGGTGCGTCCAGTCGTCCTGCTGCTACTGCACGTTGTTGACGTTTGGCCGCAAGCTCGCTGGGCAAATACGGTTTGCCAGTTGCAGGGTTTAAGAATCCTGTGGTTATTGGCTGCTCGAGTGCTTCTGCAACCACGCGGGATCTAAATAAGTCAGTTACTATCATATTATCGTTCTTGTATGTAATCTTGATCAAGGTCTTGATCGCGTGCAGCACTACGTTTTTGAAACAGTTTGACTGCCATGTCTGTGTCATCCATGTTGCGGAATCGAGTGGGCAACTTGCGTGGGCCACGACGTAGTTCAAAGCCACGATCTTGATCACCGTAGCAGTCTAGCACGGAGCCATCTTCCATGGCATAACTTTTTACAGCTGACTCAGGCAGTTGGGGATCTTGTATTGGAACAGGTGGAGTTTCTACTCCAATTTCTTGCTGAGTAGGATCTTCGTCAAGCTCATAATCTTCTTCAGCTTTTCTCTTGGCCACAGCATCAACAGCTTTTGCTTTGAGATCGCGATCAATGTGTTGTTTCTTTTCCAATTTATCAATTGGAGTGTTGTCACGATCACGGCGTCCATCATCAGAGATCTTTTGTTGCAACTGATCAAGATAATGTGTAAGATCACGTTTGACTTTGCCAATCATGTCTTCTTCTATGTCGACCATGGCTTCGTCAAGGGCATTTTGTTTTGGCACAACGCTGTCACCTACCAACTTGCCCTTCATGGGGTGTTGCGGATCTGTTTTGCTTTTGAGCACTGTGCTAATGTCTCTGGGCTTGAACAATGCAGGCAACTGATGCACTGACTTTTGTTGCGGATTTAATCCATGCTTGACACTAACTGGAGTAGTCTTGCCCTCCAGCACAGCCATACGCTCTAAAATACTCTTGATGTCGTTGCTCATGCTCGTTGGTCTTTCAAATAACTTCTCAGCATCCAACCATGCTTTTGATGTGCGTCAATACGCCCAGCAAGAAAATCCATAACCCCTTGCTGATTTTCTTGTTCAGCAGCAGCAAAGGTTTCGTTTAGCAAATCCAACATCTGACCATTGTTGGCCAGCAATTCTTCCAGCATCAATCGAGCACGTGGAATTTTGGTTTGTCCCGAGATAACCGACAATTCACCAAAGCGTTCAAAGCTACCGGGTGTGTATTCATTTAATGCTCGGATATATTCTGCTATGGGGTCGATTGCAGCGTACACGTCATCATATATCATCATAAAAAACTTGTGCAGTTGGCCAAAGTCTGGTCCTTCTACATTCCAATGGAACTGTTGTGCTTTTATTGTAAAAGCATATTCAGTTGCTAATAGAGTTTTTAAACTGTCCGCGAGCATTTTTATTCCTTTTATATTCCTTGGGCGTGTTAGGCGTGGGATCTGTAGAGTATTTACCACTCAATAACGATCCGCCGTTTCTTGATTGTATTTCTCCAATTGCCATGCTCACAGTTGCAACACTACCTGAACAGCTTGCACCTGCTGATGCATTTTCCATTATTTCATACGCCCGCATGCCATACCTCCAGGGAACCTTGTTTGTCACGTATGCGTGCCGGCCCTTGAGTCACACGCATGTTTCTAATTTTTAAGCCTGCATTGTTGTTGTATCCATCCACTAGTTCATAACGTATGGTATAATTGCCTGGCGCAGCGTTGATCTGCAACATTTCTTCTAAGTACCCATTACGCCAGACCCAAGTGCGTTCTGCAAACAACTCGTCATTGACGTACACACGGTAGCGGGGATCAGTGTCCCCGCACTTGCAGTACACATCACACAGTACAGTTATAAACTCTGGCTTCATAAGAATATTTAGCAGAATATACACCTATAATGTTGAGCTTGTTCTCCAGGGTTTTTTGAGATTACTAAAAGTGATTGGCTTATAATCGTAGCTCTCAGGACAAAATTTACACTGCGGTATTTGATTATCAATATTGTCTAAGAATTCTTTTCCGCGAGTGTCGAATTGATCCACCTGTAATGGTTGATATGACAGTAGTATTTCTCGATCAACTGGTGTAATATCAAACTGATATTGTTGATCGAACTCGGGCATAAGTGCAACTGGCCCACACTTGTAGATCATGCCATTGATCATGTGATAGTTTTTGAACCGGCGAAAAGTACAGTTTTCGTGAGCCGCTGCGGGATCACTGTTGTACAAAGTAAATGTGCCATTTGGACGTTGAATGATATTGCTTTGAACAAACTTGTTGCTCATCCAAGCGTGTACTTTTAGATTTTTATTGTTAGAAAATTGATAGTCGCTGCCAATTGGATCATCGGTGCGTTGAGTTTGAACTGTTGTGGGTCCTAAAAAATTCCGAACACGAGCAAATATTTCTTCTCGATCATCGGGATTGTGTATACTAATACCCAACCAATTGCCCTTTTTAGCATCAAGTGCTTCTTCTAGACCCTTAACACGATCAATTCTGGTTCCGTTACTTTGTACTTGTGTTCCAGAGTGATCTGGCCATAAAGAATTTACTCCTTTGATCCATTTGACAATGTCTGGATTAAGCAAGGGTTCTCCGCCGAGTATCACAGGATGGCGAATATCAATTTTCTCTGCCCACTTGGTGAGAATTGGTTCAGCTTCATCCCAGCTTTGCCAACCCGAAAACTTGTAGTTGTTGTATCTATTGCAACCATCGCAGGTTAAGTTGCATACATTGGTAATATAAAACTCAAGTCGATCTATTAGAATTCTGTCATTCATACATTATGTAGCAATTAATAAAGATTAGACTACTTTGTTGGTGGCCTCTTCTGCAAAGGCACACATACTCATTAGTTAAGAAATTTTAGTCACGTTGCTGACCACACTGTCTGCGCCGTACTGACCTTGCAACAAAAGTCTAGCCATAGCAGGTGATTTGGCAAAAACAGCAACATCAATACTGCTGCTGTACATGGGATTTTTAACCTTGACGCGGGCCATGTACACATCAAATCCTGGCGCGACACTTTCTTTTAGTAAAAATTCAACTGCTCTCATATTGTATTTAAGTTGATTTCCATTTTTGTATGAGTTGATCCGTTAGCTGTTCTGGTGTAAGTTTGTTCTTGGTCAAGTAAGCAACCAGTTTTCCTGCTAGTTCGTAGTCATTTGAGCCGGGCTTCTTGGCGTTGAACAAGTCATTTTTTAATTGG